CAAACAGGAGTTTGGAGTCTACACTGCCAATATGGCAGCTAGTATAATTCCAGATGCTAAGACATGTTGGAGTGCAGCATTAGTTTCAATGGAAGTTGCTACAACAACTGCAATTTATGAAGCTTCTTCAAGATTTTTCCGTCACTTTGATTGGTTGTCACTTTTACCTTCGTGCATTCTTAATACACGACCTTTTAATTTCTTTATGAACAGAGTTATTGCTAATCAATCCTTGGAACGTATTAGAAAATTCCAGACGTATGGTACTTTTACTTGTGCTGTTGGTAGTTCCCTTTTGTATTCAAAAGGTTATAATAAGAGCTTAGCAGCCATGCCTATCGTTTGGTTAGGCTCTCAAATGTTAATTTCTTCAGGTGTGAAGAAGTATGTTCGTGCAAAATTAATTAAGAGAGCTGATACATGTTCACCTATTGTTCGAAAGGTGAAACAGGATTATGGCGTTAGAATTGTTCAAGGTTGTGCTGCTCTAGGAGCACTTATGTTAATAAGAGCAGCGTATAAGAAGTATTTAGCGGCTGAACCACAAGGAAATATTGTTGATCCAAATGCACAAGAAGTGGCAGAAAGGGATAGTGAGGAAAATCCGTGGGCTAGTCTTATTGTAAGGCCTGCAGATCACTCTAGTATTGCTAGAACAACAACTATCCCTCAAATGCAAACATTGATAAATAAGAATTTAATGTATATGTCAATACAATATGATGATGTAGTTGGTAAAGCATGTGCTTTGTTCTTACGCACTAATTATTTTGTTCTACCTTATCATTATATTGCAAAACAAAATTCTTTTGTTGCAACATTTTATAAAGAAAATGCTGATAAGGTTGGAGGTAGTTTTAAAGAACGAATTGAACCAACCACAACCTATCGTATTCCTAATACAGACTTATGTATTATATATTGTGCAACAGGAGGATCGTTCAAAGATCTTACACCTTATTTACTCAATGACTGCCCTTATCAACATTCATTTAATATGGTTTATCGTCATAAGACAGGTAAGGTCCAAACAGGAGATGGTTTGGCAGAAGCCAGAATGGTGGATAATGGATTTTGCAAGTTTAATGGCTTGCTATATAAGAATCTATCATTTAATACCTTTGAAGGTTTATGTGGAGCTGTTTTGTATTCATGTGGTCAAACACCATCAATTACAGGTTTTCATGTAGGTGGTATTAATGATCGACCATATGGGTGTGCTGCCAGACTGTCAAGAAATGAATGGAATGTAGCTTTTCAGCATTTTAAGGATAAGAATTTTACTGTACAAACAGGTTGTGAAGGATTATTTAGGGAAGTTGTGTTAGGTCAGACTATTTTGACTGGACAAACTATACCTAAGAAATCACCCATGAATTTCTTACCGAAAGAAGCAACCATTGAATATAGAGGAAGATGTATTGGGGCTATATCACCCCATACAGATGCAGTAAAAACATCCATTATTAAGTATACTGAAGAGTTACTAGGGCCCAATCCTTACAGGCCCCCAAAAATAAGACCAGAATGGTGGCCTTGGCAACAGTGTTTATCAAATTTAGCTATACCATCAAATTCTCTACCTTATGATTTAGTTGAACGCTCAGTCGATAACTATTTAGAACCGTTATTGATTAAAGTGGAGCGTCCCGAGTGGAAATGTATGAAACCGCTTGAGGATAAAGAAAATTTACTTGGTATTAAAGGTTTGAGATTTGTTGATGCTATAAAGAAAAACACTGCTATAGGAGCACCATTAACTGGCCCTAAGTCAAACTATATGACTCCAATTGCACCCACTGATGATTATCCAGATAATTTCGTGTTAGATGATGAAATTATGGAAGAGATTCGTTATTATGAATCAGAATATAAGTGTGGTAGGAGAGTTTATAGTTTGATTAAAGCTACAACTAAGGATGAGATTCACACTAAAGATAAGTGTAGGATATTTTATGTAAATAATATAGCATTGACGTGGATGATAAGAAAATATTATCTTCCTATAATACGTTTTTTGCAAATGTTTCCTACACTGTCCGAGTGTGCTGTTGGTGTAAATTCTGAAAGCCAGGAATGGCAACAATTAGATGCTTTTATGAAGAGACACCCCAATTTAATAGGTGGTGATTATTCTAAATATGATCAGAAAATACCAGCACAACTCATCCTAGCAGGATTTAAGATTTTGACTCTTTTGGCTCGTAGATGTAACTATAGTGAGGAAGATATTTTTGTGATGGAGACGCTTGCTGCTGATGTCGCGT